TACGGGTGTCGGTTCTCGCCTTTGCTTTCAGACTAAAGAGAAGTCGGATGGCATTGCTAAAAAATTCATAAAAATATATGAAGCTTATATAACCATTAAAAATTGAACCCATGAAAAAAGCAGTAAAATCAACCAAGAAATTTGATTACAGGACGATCACATCTTTTGAACTTGCCTGTGAAAAATTGTCAATCCCTGCGACGCTCCCTGATGTATCGATGCTCCCGGAGAGATTTCGTAAAGCACTCATCGCGGTTTACCGGCTTTTTATCATTTTCGAGGCTATCAACGATGGCTGGGTGGCTGAAATGGGAAATTCCAGTCAAACCAAATTCTACCCATGGTTATGGGTTCTGTCCTCCGGTTGCGGTTTCGACCTTTCGTATTACTTCTGCGGTCACGCGAATACGTCTGTCGGTTCTCGCCTTTGCACATATGATCCGGAGGTGGCAAAATTCATCGGCCGGCAATTTGGCGTGGAAGGGCAGGAGTATAAGGACTTTTTTTTAAACGTAGCATAAACTTTCCGGGTTGTATGCTGACTGAACTGCCAGTTCTGTCCTCCAGTTGCAGTTTCGACAATTCGAATTACAACTACGATAACACGAATACGAATGTCAGTTCTCACCTATGTTTCGATCACCGGCATAGACCCTGCCAACAAGGCAAAAAATAACAAAATTGAGAAGAGCGCTGGTACTTAAATGGGAAAGCGATCTTTTTGAAAGCAAAGCAAAATGAAAAGACTCGGGAATTTATATCAGCAGATCTGCAGCATTGATAATCTCATGCTTGCCGATACCATTGCCCGTAAGGGGAAGTTAAATCAGCCTGGGGTAGTCGAACATGAAAAGAACCGGGAGCAGAACATCATGGATCTTCACGAAATGCTGGTGAAAAAGACCTACAAAACATCATTATATACCACTTTTACAATATGGGAGCCGAAGGAGCGACTGATATTCAGGCTTCCATATTTCCCTGACCGGATCACGCATCATGCTGTAATGAATATCCTGGAGCCTATGTTTGTGTCAAACTTTACAGCAGATACCTATAGCTGCATCAAAGGTCGCGGTATTCATGCCGCTGCCTATGCGGTCCGCAAGGCCTTGCGCGATGTCCATGGCACACAATATTGCCTAAAACTTGATGTCCGCAAGTTCTATCCATCCGTTGACCATGATGTGTTGAAATCGCTTTTGAGAAGGAAGATAAAAGACCAAGATTTATTATGGCTTCTCGACGGGATTATTGACAGTGCTGAAGGATTGCCGATCGGGAATTATCTGAGCCAGTATTTTGCGAATTTCTACTTGTCAGGCTTTGATCACTGGATGAAGCAGGACAAAAAAGTGAAATACTATTTCCGCTATGCGGATGACCTGGTAATTCTTTCTGACAACAAGCCATACCTACGCCAGTTACTTGCCGAAATACGTCAATATCTTCATGAAAACCTGAAGTTAACTGTAAAGGATAATTACCAGGTATTTCCTGTTGATGCTCGCGGGATCGACTTCGTGGGGTATGTGTTTTATCACACACATGTCATGCTTCGTAAAACCATAAAGAAAAGCTTTGCACGCATGGTTGCCAAGAATAGGAATGATAAATCCATTGCATCATACAAGGGTTGGGCCCTGCATTGTGACAGTAAACATTTGTTGAAAAAATTGCTTCATGAAAAGCTTCAGCCAGTTTAATATTAAGCCAACCAGTCGTGGCTTTGAAGGTGACAAGATCAAGATGTCGAAGATCTTGAACCGTGAAATCGTGGTGCATGATTATAAGATTGAGGATTCGAAAGTTTTTAAGGATCGCGGATCAGGCAAATGCCTTCACCTTCAGATATCATTCAACAAGGAAAAGCATATTGTATTCACATCATCCAGTGGCCTTATTGATGCCATTCAGCAGGTGCCGGCAACCGATTTCCCATTCACTGCAACAATCATCCAGGAGGGTGAAAGATTCTTATTTACATAGCATTGTTGTTAACTATTCAAATTCAAAAGTTATGAATGCACTTAATTTTGTAAAAACACAGATCATGAAAATTCGACAAACACCTGAATTGTTGCTTTTGTGGGGCTTCTGGGCCTTCGTGCTGCTCGCAGCTGCAACCGCACTTACGTCCTGCTCGATGTCCAGTCACCTGGTTAAGGATATTGAAAAGACGAAAACCGAAGCGAAAACTACCACCAATGTTTCAACCATTGATCACGTGGTTTCCCATATTACGACTACGGAGGTAGTTGATACCACGTTGAAGATTCCGCAGAATACCAACGAGGGCATGAAGTCTCTTTCATCTATCACGGCCGGTGATCCCCTGGTGATTGACAATCCTGACCAGACTTCTGTTGTCTCCTACGATCCCGCCACAAAGACCATCAATGTGAAAACTACTGTGAAGCCACGGGATATCCTGGTGAATAAAACAAAGACCTCTGATGCCGATATTACAGCCGATACAAAGCAAAACGTGCAGAAGGTGGTAGATAGCACCAGCAATACCGAGAAACGCTCTGTAAACCGCCAAATGGAGGCTCATAATTACTTTTTCCTATACCTGGGTATTGGGATAGTCATCTTGCTTGTGATCGTATGGTTTTTACGTAAGCAAATACCCTTTGTGAAAAACTTCTTTGTATAACCTTAAACCATTCTACCAATGGAGACAAAAGAATTCAATCAGTTAATGGAAAGGCTTGGGGTAATGGAAAATGAAGTAAGGCGAGTTATTGCGGAGCATAAGGAGAAAAAGGGTAGGTGGGACTGTAAAACCGAAGCTATCACCGACAAGATCGCATTGATGGGTGCCTGGGTATTTGATGTCATGCATTCAACGGATTGCCCGATTGATGAACAGAGCGAAAGGTATAATCGTTCGATGAAGAAAAAATTCAGAAAAGCATTGGGATTTTAAAACCGGTCAAGCCGTGACAAAATGGAACGGTTTGGGTAAGTCAAGAACATAAATTAAACGAAAATGAAATCAGAACTTGATATTTGTACACAATTAACCGAGTTTATTGCAGAACTCGAAGAAAGAAAGAATAAGGCGCAGCAAGCGCTTGCTATTCTTACGGGTATTCCATTGCCGGAAGATGAAACTGGATGGGAGAAAACATCATTTAAAATAGAATCAGATCATTCCTTTTCGGCAGAAGCACCGATCATAAGTGATCCTATTCCCTCGGGCCCTTATTCCGATATAATGAATAAAAAACCTTCCGTGGTAGCTGAAAAAAAATGCCCTCAGTGTAGAAATGATTTTACACCCAGAGGAAACAGGCAGATTTATTGTCAGCCTTGCAGGGAGGAACTTTTTGGAAAAAAATCGAAGACCCCGGGCAACTGATTGCTGCCTGCCCGGGAACCGAACTATCACCATCAGCAGCGCCGGACCGCTTCCATGAAATACTGGAACGGATCCGGCATGAATCCAAGGATCTTGTAATTTTCCACCCGAAACGGCCTGAATTCGGCCGGCATGGATTGGGAGCAATAAAATAGCATCAACATGATCGAAATACCGATAAAGGGAGCCGTAGAAACCATCCGAAAGAGTTTCGGTGGCATTTCCCCAGCCTTGTTGAATAAAGCCACTGCAAGGGCGATAAACAGGGTGATGGAGCAAGGCAGGGCGGTTGCCATCAAGGAGATCCGCAGGGAGTACAATATCGACCCGAAATATTTCAAGGATCGTATTGGCAACAAGAATAACCGATATAATGCCCTGAAGGCCTGGAAGGCATATCCAAACAATCTCACGGGTAAGCTATTGGCATATGGCAAGCCAATCCCACTGGTTGCCTTTCCGTTCACTCAAACCGACAAGGGTGTCGATATTCAGGTGAAAAAGGGAAAGACCGTATTTCTTCGCCGTGTTTTCCCGGTAACTATGAAATCAGGCCACAAAGCGCTTGTGGATCGGGGTAAGTATGATGGCAATCGTTTTCAGCCCCGCAGCAAGAGGCTAAAGCAGTGGCCGAAGAATGACCTTGGTATTACCCAGATCATGACCACAAGCCTTCAGGAAGCCATTGTGCAGCCATCTATACTGAAGATGATGGAAGCAAAGGTAAAAGAGAACATTGATAAGCGTATAATCCATGAGGTAAAGTATCTGTTATCCAAGATGTAATCATTCATCTATGGTCCTGAATGCACGGGTAAAAGCTATCCGTGCTTTCATAGTTTATACACCCGTATATGCGTTTTCTTACAGGGGGAGTGATCTATAAAAAGGAAGTACTTAGGAAAACTTTTTCCTTCCCGGGGAAATATTATTCCTTCCCGGGGAAAACTTTTTCCTTCCCAATTCGGCACAAGACTACCTAAATACGTAATGCACATGTATAACAATACATTAACAAAAATACAGTGTTAGGGAAAACTTTTTCCTTCCCAAGGAAATATTATTCCTTCCCGGGGAAAACTTTTTCCGTCTGGAAGGGAAAGGATATAGGATATAGGGAAGGGAATGGGGGAAGTGATTTTCCTTTCACCCCCAAGCGAAAAAAAAAGAAAAGTGATTTTAATAAAAAAAAAGGCACCGAGCAAAGTATGTCAATGGCGGCAGTGTGATGGGGTGATGGGGTCGCGGGTCCTTCCCAAGTCAAC